CATCAATATAAGAACTAACAGCCTTCTTTTCCGTCGCAATAAAGATCACCTTTGCTATTCTTGAGCGTTTTAAAAATACAATATTTGCAATTCTTTTTTGCTTTGCCAGGATTCTTCAAGAACACAGTGTCTTTATTATATTCACCAGTAGCATCAAATCCTTCATTGATAAACTGCAAGAAACTAGTTTCAACCTGCTTCATGCTCATCTTACCGTCCGGTGGAGATATGCGTTGAATGCGTTGTTGAGGAAATGCAACATCCTCGTATAGTTTGCGTTTAACAACAAAGAACTCAACTTCTATGTCAGACATAGGAATCTTGAACATTTGATTATAAAAGCGTTTATACAGCAATAGTTGGTCAATCTTGGTTCTATCAGCCTTTTGATATTTGTTCCAACCGTTCGTACTAGTCTTAAAATCTAAAATAAGTATCTTTTTGGTGTCTTTGTCTCTGAATACAATGTCCAAGAAACCCTTATACATTATAGTACCACCTCTTAATGGTATTTCTAACGGAAGTTCGATGCCCACAAGTTCATATTTCTTACTTGGAAAATGCTTGGCACGAATAGAATGACCAAGAACATGATCTAAAATAACTTTACCGTCGTTCTCAAATTCAGCAACCACAGACTTTGTAATCAAACCAACGCTGTCCAACTCTTCTTTAATAAAATCGGCGCGTTGTTCGTCTGTAAAATTTTGATCTTTCACTTTTTCCTCAATGATTGCCATCTGTTCATCTGTAGCAATCTTCAAGTCTTTTAAGCCTTCTTCATATTCTTTCTTGAATAAACCAAGAGCATCAAACGAGTCTGCGGCTTTTGTATCAACGGTATATAATAAGCGAAGATATTCTTGCAAAGCAGCGTGAATAGCCGTACCAAATGTGGTATGTATACTTGCTTCATATGGGGCGAGCTTATCTATATAAGAAAGCTTCCATTCCATAGGACATTTTAACCACTTACTATATTGACTAAAACTCACCGACTTTAATTTCTTCTCCGGTTCTTTTGACGCAACGGCTTCAACAGATCCGCTTGCGGTGGCCTCAACGGCTTTTTCAACAGAAATTACTTTTTCAGCGGGTTCTTCAACAAAGAATTGTTCGTTTGACATATCCAATTACTATACAGAAAGAAAATATGATGTCAAATTAAATACTGTTATATTTATTAACAAAGAAATAACATATAGATGAACAAACCATATTTCAGTCACGTTTTACAAAAAGCGGGAGTGCTCAAAAATTTCACAGTTGCAAAAATTGTGAAGAAGCAAGATATCGAAGACTTGAAAGCACTCATCAAAAGTGTAACATCAAGCGACAAAGAGTATAACCAAATGCTTGATGAAGAAATGAAAAAAATCTCGGATATGCATGACGAGAACAATCCTATACCCGGCATCATATATCCACCAGACCAATCAAAAAATAAAAAATTGATTGTAGCGATTGTTACCAAATTTTCTCAAAGTGTAAAGAAACAAAATCTTTCTACACGCGAAATGGCATTTCTTGTATCTGCCATTATAAATGAACTTGGACTAACTCAAGAAGACTTTATAAATTTAAAAAACGAACTTGAGGATGCAAATCAAGATGATGACGACGAGGATGAAGATGATGAAGATGACAACGGCGTAAATTAACGCTGGTTGACATACTTAATCATAAACTCATCAACGTGTTCGGTTAGTTCAGGATCATGCAACAATTCGGTTGCAGACATTTTGCCAACATCACGCCATTGAACTCTGTGATGTGCTGCGATTCTAATTTTTGGATCATTAAGTGCCTCGTGTTCATTGGCTGGCTGAACAAATAGTTTATGGTCGGGTTGGAACGGATTTCCAAGCATTGTAAATTTGCTGATATGGCATAGCAATCCATCCATTTCGGTCTTTAACCAATGTAGCTCGTCTTTTTCATATGCGTCATAACGAATATCAGTTACGATATAATAGTCATAGTTACTTTCTTGAATTTCTTTGTTTGCAAGTTCAATCCAATATCTACCATCTGTACGCTTGCGTTGAGCGTCGCCGTACCACACAAGAAATGGACGCATAATATTCTTTTCTTCCGTGACTTGAGTAAATGCGGATATGCCGAGATTGCTTGTTAAAAATGAATCACATTGTTGCTTCAATGGTCCAGCCAATGAAACCTTTTTTACAGATTTGCCAGATTGTTGAAGTTTCATTTCAAGAATGGCGGCAAATGTATCTTTTCCTGCTCGGGCAACGCCCGACAATCCGATTACTTTTTTGTTACTCATATGTTACAAGAATAGCAACTTGACTATTTTCGTCAAGCCTTTTCAAGCAAATCTTTGATTTGTTTTTCACTATAACCATACAGTGAAACGATGTTCAATAATTCGCTTTCAGATAATAGTTGTAGATATTCTACTACATTGCGCTCGCTGTCTTGATAATGACGCGACAATAAACTAAGCAAGTCTTTGTTATACTTGTCTGCTTTGCTTTTGATATATGCGTCAAATCTACGACCTTTTGGTACAACGGCGATGCATAGTTTATAAAACTGCTCGGATGTAAGCTTGTCTTGGTACGCTTGCAATTCGTTGATGGTATCAACCAACTCGGCTTGCATACTCAAGAATCTGCACACCATATAGTTGCTCCATGTCTTTTTGTCAGCGTCAGTCAGTGTGCTAAAATAGTTTGGGTTTTTACCCTCACGCACATGATTGATATGATCAAACAAACTTTTGGTTTTTGGCTTAGACTCTGCGGAATCTTTAGACTTTGCTTTTTTCATTTTACCCAAATACGTTTGTCATATTGAACGAATGTACGCAAGCCAAATACATTATTTGCATTTGACCATTTTCCGTCACTGTCTTTTTGACTTACGATTTTTGTGTATGCTGCATTTTCATTCATACCGATTGGGTTGGACAAATAAAATTTATTTCCAACTTCCAATTTGCCGAATTCTGCCATGCGAGCGGTATCTGTATTAGTTTTCATTGTGTGTATACTTTATCACTATTTATTTTAAGTTTTTTGCAAAGAGAGTCAAAGCTTTTTATCTCATTTCTCAATTCCTCGATTTCCCTTTGGGCGAATGCGATTCTGGAACGAATCTCGTTCAGTTTTTCCAAATTCTCCGTCATCTGTATCTTCCCCGCCTCGGCTACTAACCAAGCCACGTTGACGTTGTTCAAGTCTATGTAATCTTGAATTATATTCTGTAAGTTTTGCATTTGTTTTATGTTGGTCGTTACTTGATTTTTTTAAATTTTCAAAAGCCACTTTTAATGTATCGGTTATAGCATTGCCAGATTCTATAAACATTGCTTTTTGCTTTTTAAGCGATTCTTGGAAAGATTGTTGCGTTGGACGAATCTTGTAGATGTAAAAAATATACATCAATGCTGCCGAAAATAACAAGTTGATTCCAAGTTGAAGGAAGATATTCATAATATAAAAAAGGATGCCCTATATTGTAGAGCATCCTTTTGTTTGTCAATATTATTGTTTATGCCACGCCTCTTACTTCGGTGACATTACTCATGAAGTATACCCAACTTGGGTGATGTGCAACCGTGATGGTAGAACTGCGAGGAATTGGCTTTGGTGACGATGGCTTACGAATAAGCTTTAAACCTGCTTGTGAAGGGGTTTTGTCTGCCTTGGCCGAGTTGATTTCCTTGCAACTCCATACCATGTTCTCAAAGGTGTTTTTACCACCTTGAGCACGAGGTATAACGTGGTCAACATTACCTTCTCTGTTCGTAAGAACCTTGCCGGTATATTGACAAATACCACCGTCGCGCTTTCTGATAGCATCTTTAGTTGGACGTTGAATAACCACAGGCATCTTGCCATAATTTGGTTGTATGATAACACGCGGAGCACGAATAGTCATAGTACCGGTGCTAATAGTCAAATCATAGTCTCTGATTGGTAGGGTCTTCCAAACATCCCAGCCAACTGGATTGGTGTATTCTGGAGAATTCCAGTCCACCTTACCGTCCTCGTCTGTAGGAAATGTCATGTCAATAGCCATAGCGGGCGGGTTTTTACCACCGTCGCCGCCAAGCATAGAGATGAAAGCTTCTTTGACGGTCTTGGTATCCAAGACTTGCCAAGCAGCGTTCAAACATAGTACTGGTTGATTGATTACATTCATATTTTTATCCTATACAAATAACTATGAACTCGTTTTTATAAAAAGTCAAGAGCTTTTTTGACATATTTGTACTCTTAATAAATCTTCACGAATACGTCGCAACTCGCCAATATTGGTATTCAGAACTTGTATAATGGCTTCGTTATTTGAATGATTGGTCAATATATCAAGCAGTTCTTGCTTGCCTGATATAGTATTGTTGAGATTGTTTATAACAGTTTCTAATGTCATATCATTGAACGATTCTGATTTGAAAATATGGATCAAAATCAACTTCCATATCACCGTCAAATAAAATGATGGTGCGATTTGATTTATTGACGACCAAAGACACCGTTAGTATCTTACCAGAAGCACTTAATACTTTGTCGCCGATTACAAGGCGTTTAACGGCTTGTTCTTTAGTCGCAACTTCTTTAGTTTTTGTTTTTGTCATATTGTATAAATATTATTCTTTCCACTTACCAATCGTGCGAAGGAAAGCCTCTGCGCGTTGCGCGGCGTTAGCGGAAGCTCGGTCAGCAACGTAATCGACGTGCGGTCCATGTTTTACGATATCGTCCAGTATGCGGATAAACTCCCAGTAAGTGTGTCCGTCAGGCAGCACCTTCTCCACCTCATGCATGGCGTTTAGGTCGTTGAGGTAGTCGGGAAGTTTGTTTTCAATATTGTTGCTGAGTTGCGCCGGAAATTCTGCATCCGGCTCCCATACGTTATAGCCCGTAATGTCGCGGCGTTTGACCTTCCACCCACACGCTTCCGCGATGGCTATTTTTTGTTTTTCTTTGTTCATTTGTCATCCTCCCATTTACCAATCGTGCGAAGGAAAGCCTCGGCGCGTTGGGCGGCGGTGGCGCGGGAAGGAGAAAGTGCTTTCTGTTTACCAATGCCGTGCCGCTCGGTCGTGTTTGCGTCCCGCCAGCAAATATGAATCAACCACTCGAACATCTGATTCCATTCGTGTTCTGTAAGTGTCTCCTCCGCTTCATGCATAGCGTTGAGGTCCTTGAGGTAGTCGGGTACTCGCAAAAGGTTTTGAGCAGATCCGCCCGGATGCTTGCCGACTAATTGAGCCTTCCCAAATGGCTTGTAGTCTGAATCCTGAAGGTTACTCCACCCACACGCTTCCGCGATGGCTATTTTTTGTTTTTCTTTATTCATTGTTTTATTTAACCAGCATCGTACAATCGATCACCCTTATTGTCTTCAATTGGTTTTGCAGAACTATCAAGTGTTTTTTCATCCCATTCAAATTTTGGTCGGTAATCCCCATCTCCATCGGAGTAAAAAGATATTTTGCGCGAACTTCCAAGACCACCTAATTGTTGCATATACTTTAGCATAGCTAGAAAATGAGGAACCCATCTAGCGTTCATCGTGCATTTGATATTAAATGTAATTTTTTCGTATTTCATACAAAAGAAAATAGGGCTTGAACTATATAAAGTCAAGCCCTATGTTTTATTTCAATACTTGGTATAGCAGTTTCTTATATTCATCCACACCGATGACTTTGCGATCCAACATCTTGAAGATGATAGACGAGCGACCCGTCGAACCATATGCTTGTAATACTTCCTTTGCGGCAATATTACGAGGAATGTTCATACGAGCAGACGCAAACTCAAACAATGCATTCATAATCTTGTGAACTTCTTTCATAGCATCGCAGATACGCGAAGCATGTCCAGTTGCCATTGTAGCAATCTCAAAATCAAACTTTACAGTTAGATACTCAAAGAATTCTACATAACCAGTTGGCTCATGTGATAATGTGTGACGTGGCATAAACCAGTCAATATACACATCAATCACTTTGTCTATACTAGAAATTTCACTTTTTGCACGATGTAAGAAAAGATATTGTGCGGCTTTTACTTTACGAATTTGTTGTTCGTTACCATAATATACACACAAGCCTTCTTGGTCTTGCAGCACTTCAACTGCTGACTTCATTTCTTCAACAGAGTTGTAAGAGAAAGTGCGAGGACGTGGCAAATCCCAATTTTCCGCATACAAGTCCAATACACTCTGTGGAGCAAGTGTATAATCTACGTGGTTGATTACAGCAATCAACTTCATGTCTGGCTCATCGCCATAATTCAGTACAATTCTGTTGGTTGGACTCAACCATTCGCATATAAACGATTGATCGTATGTGTCGGCTTGATTCAACATATCTGAAAACTTTGGATACTTTTGCAACAAATAGTCTATCTCGTGACCGTTTGCTTGCTTACGAGCATCAACAGTTCCGCGAGTACGGATAACAGTGTTCCCCTTATAGCGAGAAAAGATTAAAGTAGAACCGTCAAGCTTTTCCATCATCTTGGCACCAGTTAGGTTAGAAGGTGCTGGATAAATGTCTGGCTTTTCGTCCCAATTAAAGAACTTTTTGAAACTCAACGACACAGGATTACCGTCCTTGTCCCATAAAGACGAGCGGTAAATAAGGTTTTCTTTATTCCAAGTTGCCCCAATATGGATTGGTTGTACCAAAAAGCATTCATGCTCACCAACAAAGTGTTGATGAACCATAAACGATTCTCTGTCGATGGACTGTAAGTCAATTTTCATGACTTTAATATGACATCTTTTTATAAAATGTCAATAAAAAACCCCCAACTTTTACATTGGGGGTTTTGAACTATAACCTTTTTAATTATTACTTGGCAAGAATCTTGCGAAGGGTAGCAACGGCGCGACCATCGAGGCGAACCTTATTGACTTCACCAGTGACGGGATTAAAGCCCGTAACATTTAGATGAGTGCTTTCGCTCTTGACGCCCTTGACTGGGCGGGAGAAAGAAAGTTCATAAGAAGTGTTACGAACGAGTGTAGAAACCTTGCGGCCATTTTTTGTTTTGTTTGTCTTTGTCATATTATTTATTAGTTTAGTTGTTAATTGATTTAACGAATATCAGTATGTATTTTTTATCTAAAATGTCAATAACTTTTTGATAAAAACATCACTTTCTTGCAACTTTTTGAATAGCAATCTCTTTATGCTTGAACTCAAAGTCGAGGTGCAAATCTTTTTTGTAATTGGAATATACCATAGGTACAAATGTAGGAAAGTCTGCATGAGCACGTGGATTTTTGCCAGCAAGAGATTCGCTGAAATGAAACAATGGCACAACGTTTTTAGGCCAAGTACTAAGAGATAATTCAAATGCTTGTTGTTCATTCAGTCCAATACTCGGATTACATTTGTCGTGAAGATTGTCGAAAGTAATGGGCATGTTGATGCGTTCGTATATATTATTATACAAATTTACTACAGTCCAACTTTTGAGTTTGTCTTCGTTCTCAAGCACAAGGCGATTTCTTACGCTGTTACTCATTAGATTATATGACTCAATGAATCTGTCAGCCGCTTCGCTAAAGTTGGCATTGTTATAACAGTTCATATGAATGTTAATAGGTGCCTCTGGCGTCTTTGGCAAGTCAAGCAAGTCCATGATATAAGCATGTTGTTCAAGGTCGCGAATAGCATTTATACGCACTTTTGGGTTTGGACTGGCAGGAACAACAAACTGGTCTGGATGCATACTACAACGAACTTTGTTTTGTTTGATAGTATCTGCACACGCACGAAACTCTGCATAAATCTCGGAAGCATTGTAGAAATCATCTACACTAAACTTTAGGTCTGGATGTGTCATAAGAGGGAACACATTGCTGCCTATGCGATAGTTCCAGCCTTGTTTAGCACATTCTTTTACAATAGAATGAATTGTTTTGATGTTGTTATAAGAACGGTCTGCTAATACTTTCATAGCAGCTTGTTTGCCCAGTTTTTTATATTGAGCATATGTCATAACATTAAACTTGACGCCTGTTTTTTGTAAACCGGTATGAATGCAACACAACGATGGAACTACATTTTTTGGTAATATCATACAATCAGCATACACATTTTATATAGTTTGTCAATAGGCAATAAAAAAGCGCCCCGTTTATAGGGCGCTTTTTTTGTTAGAACTAACTTTTTATTAGAACTTTACAGCAACACCAGCTGAAACACCATTTACGGTATTTCCTGCGGTGAATAGACTGTCACGGCGTTGATAAATACCGGCGTTTAGGGTAGCAACCTTGGTGTAGTAACCAAGACCAATACCAGCGACGCAATATTGTTTAGCATCCTTGAAAGCAGCTAGAGTAGCGGCTGTTGGATCGTTGAAGCCGTAGCCAAGAACTGGAACAACTTTGAGGTGGTCAAAGCCGAATGGTAGGCGAACGTTTGCTTCGATGTTATTGGTGCGTGATGTTAGATCAGCGCGACCTTTGACATCCCATGTGGCGAAGGTCTTATAAACCGTGCCGTCAAGAGCGACGAATGGTTCATTAGAACTTGCGACACTGGCTGCGCTCTTGCTATAAGAGCTATATGCCGTGCCAAGCGACAAGTTCGCCAAGGGCGAGGTGAACTTGTAGGCAAGCGTGGTATCAACCCGCTTGAACAAGCCAGAACTAGCGACCTTTTGGCCAACTGGATTGGATTGGATGGTGTTGTAGGTCTTGAAGCCAGCAACGAAGCCATAGGCTTCAACTGCGGTAGCAGCAATAACAACGTCATCAAATGCAACAACACCCTTGTTCAAGAACTTGGTGTAGTATGTAGCATCAGCTGTAATAACTACTGGAGAAGCGGTAGCAACTACAACTGGTGTAGCTGTTCCGGCGTTAACAGTAGCAACGGCGAATAGTGCCGCAATCATCATTAGGATTTTTTTATTCATATTTAGTTTGTTTGGTTTTTTCTTACTCTTTTGAGTAACTTGTATATAACTATGCATTAAATAATACATTCGTCAATATAAAAAAAGTGGTGGACGTGGCGGGAGTTGAACCCGCGTGATATATAACATACCTATAAACATATACAAAGCTTATCTCTTATAATCCGACAACGTTTGGTAGAGCACCGTGTTGAAGTTGAGAGTTCTGTGTCTTGTCTTTATTACCGACTCTCTGCCTTATAAAGACCAGCAGATAATTAACGTTCTATTCCTATTATCTGCGTAGTAGGATAGTACGGGCAACCTAATTAGGCTGCAACAAGTGCATTACCACTCTTGTTCTTGCGAACAGATAGGAAAGACACTTTAGCTAGATTTCTCTTTGCGTTTATGTTTTGCAATCGGTATTATACAGTGAGATTACACACTGTGCTTGCGGTCTATATTCATATTATATATTAGAATCCAGTACACGCCCATTTTTAAAGAATTGAAACGCATAGGGACTGATGTTCGGGCAATCAGTACCGGAGCTACATTCAGGTAGCTCGTCCTATCTTCTGGACTTCGGTTATTTTAGACAAGTCAATTGACTTGATACCTACTAAGTTGTCATGAGAAGAATGACCGCACATTTTTTAATATTCGGCCTTTAAACTACCCTATACGTTTCAAAAATTGATAATCAAAGAACTGCATATATAAGTATCATATTGTTTGCCTATGTCAATGTTTTTTCTAGTATTTATTTTTAGCCTATTTTTAAAAAAACAAGTTTTGCTTGACTTTTTATATACTTAGCCCATAGTAGTTGCATGGTTAATTTACTACACAAAAATCCTTGCAGTTGCTGCTCCGAATCTATTGAAGATGCTCGTGCCGAACTTGGTTTGCGAGTATGCTTGCGATGTGCTAAACGAGGTGTATCTCAAGCCAAGTATATGGGTGCCATGGTCTTTGAACATAAAACGGCAGGTTCTTTACAGATTATGCAACCTGATGTATATGCCGACTTTAAGGCTAAAACAAGTCGCAAAGGTCAATCAAGTACGCTTCGCAATGTAATGGTTGGTGGAGGAAGATTACAATGAGTGATGATAAACAAAGCTGCACAAAGTCCGAACTATTAGAGGACTTAGAGTATTGGCGTAAAAAGAAACAGCACTTTGAGAACACCAAGAATGAAAAGGGTGTCAAAGTTGCCAATTTGCTTATTGACAAGTATCTCGATGAATATAATACTGCAATAATATGACAAAAATTATATTTCTTGATTTTGACGGAGTTTTAAACTCCGAATTATTTTACACGTCGGGACGAGCCGACTTGGGTAAAGTACGATCAGACATAGACCCAAAATCGGTTTCTTTTCTCAACAACCTCATTAAAGCAACCGACGCCAAAGTTGTTGTATCTTCAACATGGCGATTAGGCCGAACAGTTGAAGAACTGCAAAAAATACTAGACGCTGCCGGTTTCAAGGGTGAAGTCATCGGAACCACTCCCGACATGCGTAAAAATTCGGTTTTTCGTGGAAACGAAATTAATTTTTGGATGAACGAAAATTACAAAAAGTTTAATTTTGATCAAAACAATTTTAGACATTATGTCATTTTTGACGACGATAGTGATATGCTTTACTGGCAGCGCAATAATTATATCCAAATTGACGCATATTGCGGTCTTACTCCCAACAATGTTTATTGTGCCGAGAAAATATTAAATTCTTGACATTTTATATAATAT